CCATCAACCTCAAATTCGTTGCCCACAATGCGGACAATTGGGATATATTTGCCCGCCCACTCGCGTTCTTCCAATATTTCGTAGCCGTTTATCTTGCAATACTTGATCCGTGGCCGGTCAGACTGCCGAGTTTTCTTGGGTTTGCCGTAAATAGCGCGTAATTGCTTGTCTTCGGGCGTTCCCTCAAAGGCCGTGGCGTTGCCAGGGTACAAATTAAGCGTGCCTTTGTCGTAATCGACGTAGTAATAGTCCGCGATGCGGATCGTGTCCTCATTAAGCCATTGCGACAGGTTTTGATCGCCCACACCAAGCGTTTGCAAGGTGGTAATAGGCGCTGAGTCGGGGTACATCCGCTGGTAATCGTCTTTGCGTATGTCCTCGGTCACAAAACACCACTTGGCGTCCGCGCCGCAGGGGTCTTGGATTGCCGGATCCATGTACACCGAAAAACTATTACGAATCCGGCCAATTTTGATGTCTTGGTCAAAAGTATTGTCGTCGCAATACTCGGTCAGGATTCGAATGTACCCTTCTCCGTAGGAGACTTGGTTTTCGCAGGCGGTGTCGTAAGCGACATCTGCATCCGAGATGTATTCAATATGCCTGACCATGCCGTTGAAGACTTGGGCAACGTCAATATCGGCCTTGTCGTCGGCTGGAATAACTTTGCCTGTTGGGCGGTTTTGTCGTTGGTCATTAGTTACTTGCCGCACGTGCTGCGGCAGTTTGTTGATGGTAAGGCACGGGCGGGCGTTGATCGTCTGCCCTTGCACCGCGCCGCGAGTCGCCAGCACATCGGCGGGCCATTGCCAGTGGTTGTCGGGTGACCCAGCGTAGAACTTCAGATCGTCGATCTCATCCTCACGCGACTCAGACAGCGCCGAGATTGCCATGTCTAGGCGGCTGCGGGCGGTCGCCAGGACGTTGGAATCGTCGTCCTTTTTGCCACCGCCATTGGCGACATTGCCTACCGCTACCATGCCGGTGTAATCAGCCATTATTTCTTACCTTTTGGGGCTGGGGCGCTACGCTTGACGGCGTAAGCAATTGCCACAGCCTGTTTAACCGGCTTGCCCGCTTTAATTTCAGCCTTGACGTTTTCACGGAAGGCTTTGGGGGAAGATGATTTGACGAGCGGCATTATTTCTTCTTCGCCGTCTTGGCAGAATCTTTAAAATCTTTGGCTGTCGGCGCGCCTTTTGCGCCTACAGGGCGCATTTTTTCTTTGCTGCCTGCGGCGATGCGTGCCTGTTTAGCGTGAATGTTTGCGTATAGTCCGGGCTTATGCATATCAACACTTCCATCGTTTAAGGGCCGCTTTAGCGCGTTCGCCGTCTTTGGCGTTGGCCGCTACAGCGCCCATTCTTGCACAAAATGAATCCTTGCGGCCCTGATCTGCTTTAGTCTTAGGATTTGGGGCTGGCGCTTTAAGATTGGAGCCGGTTGCCGCGTTGTACTTTTCGCGCCCTTTGGCAGTCAGGCCCGCGCCTTTGGATGTGGGCAGCTTCTCGCCGCGTCCAACAGATAGAGATACTTTTTTCATGCGCCCATCCATGAAGTGTGCATTGCGCCGTCTTGAGCGTTATACCGGCGAGTGGGCTCAGTATACTCGCGGTGAGCCACGGGAAAAGCAAACGTTACGCATATAGCGTCCGCTGCGTCTGGCGATGCTAAACCCCGTGCTTTCATTTCTTTCTTGCTCTCCAAGAAGATTGTTCCACGTGAATCAGGCTTCATCTTAGGCGAAATTAAATCCGTCTTCAAGAACCTGTCGGTCGGGATACTAGCAGATTTTAGCCATTCCCTCATCTCGCCCCACATCTGAGCGCGCATATTTCCGTACATTATTGGGTTTTTAGACTTATTTCCAAAGTTTACACCCTTGATCTTGTACCGCTGCTCTTTGAGCCTGTCCACAATCCCAGCCCCCAGCCCGCCCTCGTCGATCACCACCAGCGTCGGCTTGTACTCTTCAATTGCGTCGATCACATACCCCACGACCGTCATGGTGTCGTCACCTCGGTGCCGGGTGATGTTGATTATGTCCCGCCCCTGACGCACCGCGATGACCGTGGCGTCCGCGCCGTAGCGCGCCGGATCGACGCCGATGATGATGGGCGCGGACAGGTCTTTGTACTTCTCGCGTTTCATGGCCTCGTCCACTATGTCCGAGCCAATAAACTGATCGTCGCCTGCGCTTGGGAACATCCCGTAGACCTCGACGTGCGACTGTGATGAGTCCGGCCCGTACTCCTGGATGATCCGCTCATAGACCTGTTTGTCCGTACCCTCTACCGTGCGCGCATCCACCACTTTGGTTTTCCAAAACGCCCGCTTGGAGTTGAACGCCTCGTAGAAGTACCCCGTGTTGCGGCGCGGGTTGGAGAACGCCAGCCAGAAACGGTTGGGCGTGTTCTCCGTGAAGAATCCACTTGTCACCGCCCAGATCGCGTCGTCAATACCACTGGCCTCATCAAACACCACCAGCACCCCGTCGTAGTTATGCACACCCGCGTAAGCGTCCGGATTCTCCGCTGACCACAGCCGCCCTTCCACGCCCCAGTACCTGGTGCCCTTCTTCAAGTCCCGCTCGACCAGTTCAGTCAGCCACTTGGCGGGCATCAACCGCGTGGCCGAAACTTCAAACCAGTGGCTGTTGATCGCCATCGCCAGCCACTTGGTAATTTCGGCCCAGGTGATACTTCTGAGTTGGGACTCACTATTGGCCGAGATAATGGTCGTCGAGCCTATGCGCGTTGCCAGCATCCAGATCGTGATCCAACTGACCAGGGCCGACTTGCCAATACCGCGTCCCGACGAGATGGCCGATTGCAGTACGTTGTAATCCAACTGACCCTTGTTCTCTTGGATGTGGTCGGCAATGTCTTGCAGCACCTCGCGCTGCCACTTGCGTGGCCCCTTGAAGTTCTCCAGCGGCGTGCCCTTGACGCCCCACGGGAATACAAGCGCTACAAAATTGAGCGGGTTGTCCTTGATGCGCGGCGTCCACAGACGCGCCATCAATTCCTGTTCGTCTTCAGCGCTGTATCTGGTTGACTGCATCTACTACCTCAACAACACGCAATTCTGCTTCTTGCAGCGCCTGCGTAATGGATATGCGTTGGTCGATGTCCACCGTGATGGACTGCTTGGCGACCCAGCCGTGCTGATGTTTGAGTATTTCAAGCGCCGCCTTGGCATCACCTTCACGGGCAGCTTTGTGCAGCACGTCGGCCATCTCGCGTTCGCCGTCAGCTTTTCCCTTGATTGCGGCCATTTCGGCCAGCGCGTCAAATTGGCACAGGTGCCGGTACTCTTCAGGCCGCATCCCCGACGCCAAGGCCAGCGTGTCGCCTTTGAGTCCCAGCTTGGCAGCGTCGTATATCGCCTGCAAGCGCGATTCAGTCGCTTGGACGTGTCGGACAGTAAGCGGCAGTGACTTGAACAATCGGTTCTCCTGCGCCTGGGAGGCGTGTGCGTGGATTTTATATTAAAAAAATTTTGTTTGTGGCCCCTCCGTTTACGTTGGCCCAATCGCTCGGCCCTACCCCTCCCCCCTCGGCCAAACCCCTACACAAAATGGCAAGCATATACTAGGCAAAATGGCAAGGGATATGCTAGTCAGAATAGCAAGTATATATTAGTCAGAATGGCAAGCATATAGTAGTCAGAATGGCAAGCGTATTTCCTGGTAGGTGTTGGCAGTGTTGGCAGTGCCTACCATGTTGCAGGCAGGCAGGCAGGCAGGCAGGCAGGCAGGCAGGCAGGCAGGCGCTAGCGTTGGCAGTGTTGGCTATCGTTGGCTATCAAATATGAAGATTTAAGGTGTTTTTGCCTATTTTTTAAGCACATTGTTATGTTGGCTATCAAAAACAAATAGCCAACATAGCCAACAATTGACGTTTTTGTTATGTTTACAGTCGTTTTTGCGGTTATTTGGCAGTGTTGGCAGTGTTGGCTACGCCAACGCGAGTTGCAGTTAGTCTTACCCCATATTGCATATCCCACATTATGAAATATACATTTTGTAATTGTTTATCTTTTATAAATAGCCAACATAGCCAACAATTGCATATCCCCCTATGGCACTGCATAAAAACAACCCGCCAACAACCCGCCTACTAAACTGCCAACAACGCCTACAATTTGATGCCTATTGTCACATATGTGACAATAGTGGCGCGCGATATAGAATAAGATCGCGCCAAGCCTGAAAAGGCCCGCGTATCCAAGCACGCTATTGCTTGATAGTCCAATACAGTAAAGGCAAAACACAATGACCAAAATTCTAGGCTACATCGCATATGAGGGCCCTTCGATCATCGACGGCGCGCCCATTGTCGTAATAATCAATAAGATCGACGGTAGCGCTAACGCAAAAACCGGCGCTATTGTGCAAAGCTTTATTATCCGATCGGACGTTAACCCGGTCGACGCACTGAAAACCGGTGCGGACGCGTCCATATGCGGCGATTGCGTGCACCGGCCGATCACTGCGAAAGAAACCGGCGAACCGCCTTGTTACGTCAACGTGGGCCGGTCCGTGTTAGCGGTTTACAACGCGTATAAACGCGGGCGGTACATCAAGGCGGACGTCGAAACAATAGCGCTAGCGCTAGCCGGTAAAGCTTTGCGGATCGGTACATATGGGGATCCGGCGGCGGCGCCGGTCCTAATGTGGCAACGGGTTAGCCGGTACGTTATAGCGCGCGCCGGTTATTCGCACCAATGGCAAAGCCTTGGGTTCGATCATGCTGCATGGGCACCGTTAGTAATGGCGTCCGTCGATTCGATCGATCAGGCGGCGCTAGCTAACCTATATGGCATGCGGACGTTTCGCGTATCGATCGGCGTCGATAAACAACCCGGCGAAACCGTATGCCCCGCTAGCGCTGAAGGCGGACGCAAGGCAACGTGCGCGGATTGTATGCTTTGCGGCGGTACAACTAAAAAAGCGAAAGACGTGGTAATCGCGGACCATGCTATCGGCCATGATCGCCGCCGCGTGATCATGCTAGCTACCGCATAGTGATCGCGACTGTATGCGTCCGATCGGGCGCATATGGGCGCGCACTGTGCACGCTATAACCTAAAGGTAAACCATGTTACGTTCACCCTCAATTAGCGCATTAAAAACCCTATTTGGAGAGAATGCGCCGCGCGCTAAAGCCCTACTACGAATGAACAGAGAGCAGCTACTGCGAACGCCTATAGGCAAAGCGCGCGCCGCCGAATGCTACAACCCCCCGTCAACCCAAGATATCCGCATGGAGTGCTTGAATGCACTAGGTGATTTTTATGGGGTTGAAAGCCTGGACACTAAAAAAGGCGAATGCCTGTACCTAAACGCGGGTGATACCTACACGCCTACGCTGATACGCTTTGGCAGTTCTTACCGCATTACCACCTGGGGCGATATCGCCGAGCGTCACTGCACGATATGAAAGGGCACACTATGCAAAATCGATTTCAAACCCTAAGCGAAGCGCTATTGTCCGAAGGCATCTCGCATATGTGGAACTGGCGGCCGATAGCCTACGGCGAGACCGTTTCCCTTACATATGACGACGGCACGCGGTATGGGCACTATGTTTCCGTATATCGCGACGAAAAGGGCCTATACGAGCGGCCAGTGCATTACCGGCGCGGGTAGGGTTATCTCTAAGCGGCCATTGCGGCCGCTTAGGGGCTATTCCTGGCCGGACACTAAACGAAAGTACACCTATGAAAATCGGACAATATATTCATATAAGCCTATACGGTAAACCCGAACGGGTCCTAGTGCTCGCGATTCACCGCGCGGGCACCATCGACGTACAACGCAGCGATGGTGCGTGCTACCGGGTGAGCGGGCTATGATCCACCCACTATTCGAGGCCATCCTACGGCCCTATACGCCACCGACGCCGACGCCGGAGGCCATCGACGCGGCCATGATGGCCGACAAGCTCGCCGACGGTTATTTTCAACGCTCTATTGATAGGGCTATCAAATTGGAACAACAAAATGCATACCCTGAAAATTGAATCCACCACTTATACGCTGGCGTCATTAGAACGCACGCTGGCCGTGCAGGCCCTGGCCGCTAAGATTACCGGCAAGCATAAGCCGGTGCGGCCAAAGGCATCTAAACGCACTTACCCTAAGTTTGGCGCGAGCCTGTCCACTAGCGACTATGTGCGCGACTATTACGCTATGAATGCCTTAGGGGAGTCGAACCACTTCGCGCCACTGTCCAAGCATATAAGCGTGCCCGTAGGCGTCGATAGCATGGAGATCGAAGCATGAGACAGCACTACAAACCCGAACCAGTGGCGCGCCCTTGGGCTGATCTGCTGCTGGCTGTCTCAATTGGCCTGGTTATGGGCGTTTTATTGGCGGTGTACTTATGATTGAAAACGATATGCTGGCCGTGTTGTCGGCGACATCCCGCTATTACCACTCGCAGATTGACGCAACAAATGCGGAGTTATACGACAGCCGCCTGCGAATAAACCACCTGGAGGACGTGTTAACCGCGCTGCTGGCCGACGACAACGAAAAGACCCGCGCGGATGCCGAACGGGCCTTATGCTCATAATCGCAGCGGCCCTTGCGGCCGCGATCCTAGCGATCCTCTTTGATCTAGACTAGGCCCCTTCGGGGGCCTTTTCTATTGTCCGGCGCAGGTCGGACTTGTTACTTTTGGCTAACTCAGGCGCGCAGAAAATATGCTTTTTGGTCTGATACTCACGCGAGGCAAGCCTGCCCATGTCCACCCACCCGGCTTCCTTTAAGGCGTGCATAAGGGCCGGAGGGACGATCTTTATCCCCGCTGGCGCGTACAGCTGCAACTCATCGCAGATCGCATAAAAGGGCGCGCCTACCACGCCGCTAGAGAATGCGCGCTGGCGGGCCTTGATCAGGTTCACGAGGAACGATTCGGCGCCGCTCATACCATGCTCAACCATGATGGCCTTCGCTTCGGTCATTGGGGGCGCAGCGTTCGGGTTCCACGCGGACACGTCACGCGAGTGCAGGTAGGCGGCCACGGCTGCAAAGCCGCCCCGATTCTCGTACCAGTTCCAAAGGGCCACCGCATCGGCCTCCGGCAGCTTACCGGCCTCTGACCATAGGACAAACCAACGGCGATCCTCTGAGGGCAGGGAGATCGCCACGCGCTCGTTACTAAACGCGACCACGAACACGCGGTTGAGGGCATAGTAGGGATGCAAGCCCTTGCGGTTAACCATGAGCAATTCAGGGGGCGCTGCAATGATGGGCTTGAGGGTATTCTCCAGCGCGCGCCGGTCTTTGGCCTCTGCTTGGCGCAACTCGGCGATCTCCATCACCTCGCATTCAAGGGCGTAGCCCCACTGGCTGCTTAGGTCTTCATTCTTGACCAACGAACAATTGGCCTTGGCCTTGCCGCCTATGGCCCAAAAGAACGGCGCGAAAAGGGTGTCTTTCCCTGACCCATGATTGCCGCCCAGTAGGATAGCGTGGTTGATCTTGTGGCTGGGGAACTGCACCTTATGGGCAAGGGCGTTAAGCAAATGCTCACGCTCGTACTCAATCGGCACCATGCGCTCGACATGGCGCAGCCACGCGGACACGTCAGCGGCCACCGGCTCAGGACGGGCGTCGCGCCAGCGGTTGCCGTACACCAAGCCCTCACGGGCGACCAGGACGGACTCGCCTGCCGCGTAGGTGATGCCGACCAGGGCGCGGGCTCCCTTGTCTTGGCGGTACTCGTCAAAGGAATTGGACGCTTCGATCTTGGGGTGCTTACCATGCCGTGACTTGCAGTTGATGTGCCGGAACAGGGCGTTGAACGTCTTACGCATCACTTCGCGTCGGTCTTGCATATCAAAGTACGCATCGTCGTTCTGTATATACGCAAAGCGCTCGAACCAGCCGCTCATCTCCACGCGGCCCAATTCACGATGCTCGACCTCGGCGATGACTGTCGCTGCGTCGTCGGGGTACTCCACTGTCGGGGTCAGCTTGGCGAGTGTGTTTTCCATCACGGCGGCGAGTAACTCTTCACGCAGGCCGTGGGAGCGCTTGGGGCCACCCTGCTCTTCAACCCACGCAAGATAGGCCACGCTATCCAGATGGGCGCAATGCTCATGCAGGCAGCAGTAGGCGCGGTTTACGGGGTGATAACGGCCCATCGGATTGCCGTCGCTATGCTCGGCGCTGTTGGGACACACGACGCCCCACCAGCCGCTGCTGTTGCCCTTCTCCAGCAAGTCGCCACGCGCTGCCGCCCACGCCAGCACGTCATCGCCGCCGTCATCGGTCAATCGGATCGGGCGTATTGTGGCGGTGTCTGCTGGGTTGGGCACCACGCCCAAGGCCGTGCATATCTCTGCAAGACTGAACTCACGCTCTGGGTGAAACTCGACCAAGGCAGACGCGAAGCGGTCACGCCCAGGCTTCAAGTTAATCGACCCCGGCAGCCTAAAGTTACGCACGGGGTTGATGGCCCCGCCGTCGGTGTAGCCTGCCTCGGCAATGGCGACAATGGCCGCGCTGAACTCGCCCTTCATGGGCTGATCGTCAAGGGCAAAGGTGTAGCCGTACTGGTAATTGTTGGGCGATGTCTCCATGATCCATGTCGGGTCGATAGGCGGCACCTTGGCTTTGGTGCCCACGTCGTCCAGCACCAGAAAGGCCACCCGCTCGCAGGCGTCGGCCTTGGCTGCGGGTCTGCCCTCGTCGAATCGGTCGATGATGAAGCAGCCGGTGTTGCAGTACCACGCCTGATCGGCTTTCCACTTCTTGGGCAGGAACGCA